ATTCTTTGAAATAAAAGCATTCACTGCTTTGGTTATTGATACCAAGATATCTTTATTATAATTAGTTGAATTTTCAGCGATGCTTAATATGCTATCTTTAGAAATATCATCAGACGGCTTGAGCGTAGACATCACTAGAATTCTGGCGTGAGTTAGTAAGTCTTTCTGATCGTTTGTTAGCTTTCTTGCGTTAGAAACATTCATAGATTCCATATAGACAGGAATGACATGTTCGTCTATAGCATCTATAGCGTCTAATGCAAAAACAGCTAAATCCGCCGCTGTTCTTCTCGGCTTTGGCTTGCGTTCCTTTTGTGTTGTACTATTGCGACCAGGAGGTCTGCCCTTACCAACTCTACCCGTCTTCCCTGCTGGAGGTTTACTACCACCCAGACCAGCAACAGGCTTAGGATCTAATGGACTCTTAACGTCCACACCAGCATTCTTAAGAACTGGCTTCTCGGCTTTAATGCGACCCATTTCAAATAGGAAGTCTTCGCCATATACATCAAGTACAGCTTCAACGCTTATGATTCCTCGATCAAGCAGACCGATGATCAACTGACGTGTACTAGCCTCATCCTCTAGACTCATTTGATTGAATCTTACTTTAGGAGGAGTGTCGATGCCCATGGCTTCACAAACCATTTTTAATTCCGTGTTTAACCATTCACAAACACGATCTCGGACATATTGCAGCTTTTCTACAAGAGTCTTTAACTGAATAAAACTGTTTGAAAAGTTTCCACCCTTGCCTCCAATCAATACTTCTGGAACGCCAAGTCCAATCAGAATATCTCTATTGACCTGCTCATATTTTTCAGAACCAAGAATCTTATCGATTGGTGGATAGTATTCTTGCATGTCTAGCATTGAGTCCCAGACAAGATCAAACGCACCTCCACCAGTATTGGTTTGCAGAATGTCGCTTAGTTTATTAACAACTGCTTGGTTTGGTAGAATTCCATTTTCGTGATCGCCAAGCTTCCAAATACGAATGACATTAATAACTCCGTCGAGAGCAGAAATTTCTGCTTGACGCAGCTTGTCACGATAATTAACATCGTTTAAGATCGCATATAAGAACGGAGGTGCCCAGTCTTCCCAACTGTCCTTCTTGTTGAAGGCAATATATAGCTTATCCATATCAAGCTGATAAAAGCCCTCGCCATTTTTTCTGATAGCGTCTCTAACATCTTCTGGAACTTTGCTTGAAAGATTCTGACTAAATGGATCGTTAGGAGTTAGAGCACTCTTGATTAGATCATTAGAGAGTCTAAATACAAGTTGTTTTTGACCCATAGACTTGGCAAGATCACCACCAAGCCATTCTAATGCAGCAACATTAAGAAAAGTATAACGCCAAGGAATCTCACCTTTTGAAGCGGTATCTTCTACGTACAACTTTTCTGGTGAAGAATCGTCAGCTTGAACTTTTGTCCATTGAGTCTGGACTGGCTTACTAAGCTTTGCGGTATTACGCTTAATGACAACATTGCCATCAATTAAAAAATGACGAACAAATTCATCAACTGATTCTTTAAGTTTAACCTTCTTCATCCAAACTCGAAAGAAAGCTTCCTGAGTCTTATCTGGATGAATTAGACGCATATCTTCGGTAGTAAAGTCAGTCATCATATCAATGACATTTCTGACAATACCTAGTCGTAAATACATAGCTCTGCATGCGACTACTACATCACGAAAGCGTGATGGAATACGTTCATTAGGACGCATTCTGTCATAATCTGTCCTAGAGAATGGACTTCTGATATAATGATCAGAGGTCAATTGTGTAGCAGTGGCACGTTGAATTCCACTATAGGAATCAATTGTACTAGCATGTGCTTTCATGATCTGACTTTTGTCATTATCATTGAAAGAAACATATGCTGCGTCGGTCTTTTTTGTTTCACGTTTTCTATTTGGTGAAGACATAATTTGTTCCTATCCAATTGTGATTGCACTATAGTTTAACTAATGTGATATACAACACAATTACTTATTCCTTCTGACCATGCCTCCATGGTGAGTATTCCAACTCATATTTTGTGCAAACTTACTCATTCCCCAGCCGTGATAGAAGCCTTCATTATTATTTACCGTCTTCTTCAACGTATCTCTAGTTCCACCAACAGCTTTGTACTGCAAAGTAAGAACCTCTTGCTTATCCTTGTTCCTAGCATAGTAGTTAGCATAAAGTAAAGCAGAAAATCTATCTTTTCGTAGCCGTCCTTTACGGTGTCCTTCGCCTTTAATTTCCGGAGTATCGAATGTTTCTTTTCCAAGAGTGGCTGACGGAATGACAGTAATTGTAGTCATTTCGTTCTTAAGCTCTTCTATTTCTTCAACTAGATCTTCATATGTATCAAAATCAATTTTATTGATTCTATCTATCTCTGCGGCTTTTGCAAGCTCAATGGTATCAAACATCGGAAAGATTAGAGCTTTCTCCTGTAGATCTTTTAACATACCGTGGTTAGAATCACTATTCAGTTCTTGAGTAGGAATAACTAGTTCTAGAATATGGATTCCTTCTTCAATATCTGATGGTTTTGGCTCCTCAGGATCAATGATTGGAAATACTGGAACTTCCCCTGGATCACACGTATCTTTGCTACTTAGGGCTTCTTGAATAGCTGAGCCGCCTCCGTGTTTATCCATTAGAATTCGTTCTGTGTTGAAGATACGCATTAAACTACGAATCTTCCTAGCTATATATTTGTAGTAATCATCAGCAATTGGAGTGCCCTGTTTTTCCATATGCTTTTTGAGCTTAGTATATTTACTTCTATTAGTAGTCCAGCAATGAACTACTCGTCTATGATTAAGGTGAAGTTCAAGAATAACTATAGCGGCGTTGTCTCTATCTGCCGCTGGGTCGATACCGATTACGTATCTCTTATCCTTTTGACCAGTTCTCAAGGCAGAATACTGAACCAGTTCTCCGTCTGGAGTCATTACTGGTTTATTTGTCGTTGCCGATTCTATGATAGAACGTTTATAGAAACCATCACTATCAGCAGCAAATGTAGCACCATATTCCATCAAGAATTGACTATGGTGTAGTGTAGCCTTAGCTTGAGCGACAATACCGGGATCTAGCCATCCTTCAGGGATCTTGCTAAATGGCACTCTTAAGATAGCATAATCTTGCCAGTCAAAACCATCAGGAATAGCTTCGCCATCGCCTCCCATGATGTCTCCAACCTTACCTATGTCTCCCTTAGACTTAATAATGGTATGCCATTTTTGAAAGTATCTATAGAAATGATTAAAAGCATAGTATGCTGTTCCACTGTAAACAATTTGGTTTCCACCAGCTTGTTCTTTACGGACTTTCTCTAGTTCTTCAGTCCATTGTCCCATTTTCTTTAGCTTCTTAATCATTGCGTATTCTTTAACTTTATCGACAGGACCAGCAGCAACGACGCCGAAGCCTTGAACGACTAGGTTAAATACTTCTTCAGGAATAGAAGCAAATTCATCAGCAAGAATATAGTTGGCACGAAGACCTCTAATCTTGCTACCGTCACCGATCGGAATTGCATAACATACACTAGTTCCAATTGTGAACACACAGCGGTCAACGTCTCGTTTTGGGCCGCTGTTCTTAGCTCCACCAGCAATATCTCGAAGTACGGGTGCCTTGTCCCAAATTGCAGTCATGTATTCAAATACTTGACGCGACTGACGAAAAGCTGCACCGACAATAACGACTTTACATCCAGGATGGAATATCATTCGCATCAAAGCGTAAAGTGCTAGAATAAACGACTTGCCCATACCACGACTGCCAATAAGCATCGGCAATCGTTTACGCCATAAAGTATCTAAGATTACTAATTGAAATGGAAGCAATTCAATATTAAGCACATGCTTAACAGCAAAATGCATATAATTAGTATCCATCAAGAGTTCGACCATCTCTTGGACTGGATCTTTATCTATTCTTAGGCCAAAATCTATTAATGGATTTGCAAGATTCTGAGGCATTTCCTCCAAATCTAGCCATTCTAATCCAGACAGATCTTCTGTATCTGGCAAGTCAAATAAACTCATAAATATTTCCTTGCAATGCTATCAAAGATACTTTTAGCAATTCGTTTTCCACAGTCTCCAACAAACCATATGTGGATGTTATATTCCATCTCTAGGTCAATAAGCCATTTTGCAATTCTATGGCAAGGTGGACCAACACCACGAAACTGTTGCACTGACAGTTGAAGAATGTCACTAGAAAGATTGCTTTCAATTAGAATATACTTATGCGGTATATCTCTAAGCTTTTCCATCTCTCTGATGAAACGAAGTTCACTTTCTTTTGGAGTCATATTTCCAAATAGTTCTGTGAATCCATATTTTCGTTCAATACGAACTAGATCTTCAGCACCTTCTAGGGTGTAGTCAGCAGCATCAAGAGTACATTCCTTGGTTCCTAGAATCCTAGTTTTACCAGAAACTTTCTCTTCTTCATCAAACCACCAACCCTTTTGATTCTTCTCTCTATTATCTCTAAGTATATAATACTCTGGAAGTTTACCAGCCATATCTTAACCTCGGATTTCTTGGCTTCCATTTATGCTTTGCTGCATATTCACTCTTGGTTGGTCGTCCACGTTTATTTGTTCCACGTTTTTTACCACCAAACATCTTTTGAGCAACTATTGCTTTAAATTGATCTTCAAAATCTTTCTCACGACCAGTCACCATATCATGTGCTTCTTTAGACAACGTAATGCCGTTAGAAACAGCATAACGTAAGTTAGGAGCAACGGCCCAAGGCACTATATGATGGGTTTCCAGTTCGCAACCCTTCTTTCCAGTAAGCTGACATGTCCACTGATCTCTTGCAAGAACAGCATATCTCCAAGCCTTGTACTCTGGCGTGTTGTAATCTGATCTATCGAAGTTCATAATTGCCTCAGTTGTCAATATCGTGATTGACCATTTCTAAGACTAGATCATCAAAAGAGATTTGTGGTTCCCAACCCATTTTTTCTTTCGCTTTAGTATAGTCACCACAAAGTAGAGCTACATCGGCGGGACGATAGAACTTTGGATCGATCTCAACAAACTTAGACCAGTCTTGAATATCGAGAACACCAAATGCCTTGTCAAGAAATTGTCTGATGGTCCATGTTTTGCCTGACGCTAGAACATAATCGTCTGGCGTTTCTTGCTGTAACATCATCCACATACCACGAACCATATCTTTAGCATGAGTCCAATCACGAGAAGCGTCTAGGTTACCAAGTTTGAGCTTGTCAATAATACCCTTTTCTAGTGCAGTTTCAAACGCCTTCTCTGTTCGCATTACTGCTAGTTCTGATTTGTAGTTTGGATTTGATTCAACAACAAAGTCGTACACATGTTCATCAACAAGTTTAAATGAATCACCAATCCATTTAGTAATTTTACGTGTTACGAATTCTTTACCTCGTCGAGGAGATTCATGATTGAACAATCGTCCAAAGCATGCGAACATATTATAGGAATCGCGATAAACTTTGATCAGCGACTCTGCACCATGTTTAGCTGCTGCATATGGACTACGTGGTCGTGCTGGACTATCTTCATTTTGTTTGTCAGTTAAAACATCGCCTAGCACTTCGCTTGTGCTTGCTTGATAAAAGCGACAATTGGGAGTGAACAGACGTACAGCTTCCAAACAATTACAAACACCGACAAAATTTACTTCACATGTTGCGACTGGTTGATCCCAACTAGAACCAACGAAAGACTGAGCCGCTAGATTATAAAACTCATCTGGTTTATATTTATTGACAATTCTGCAAATGCTTCCAAAATCAGTAATATCACCATCTTCAATAGTATAGTTAGGATTCTTTAATAGATGTTGAATATTACTATAATTTGGAGATCCGGTACGACGATTAATTGTTATGACTCTATATCCTTTTTCAAGAAGAAAGTCTGATAGATAACTAGCGTCTTGTCCTCGTGCAGATGTAATAACTGCTTTCTTATCCATTTTGATCATCCTTATCTATTTGTTTATAATACTTCTTTGCATCGTTCTCATGCATTGGTTCGGTTGCCATATCTGGTAGGTTTAGAAATGCGTGTTGGCCATAATAATATTTTGACACACTATCATAACACAAAGCGGCATTTTCTTCATTGTTAAATCGTCCAAGATTTTTTGTTTTACCATGAACCATTATAGATGATAGAAACTTTCCTCTTCCTCTATCTAAAGCAACACCTTTGTAT